CTGAAGGGCGACTCGCCGATCATTGTGAAGTGCTCCAAGATGGCGAACCCCCTGAATCCCTTTTCGAAGGAACTCAAAGCGGTCTCGTCAAAACGCGTCAAGACAGACGCCGATTATGCGGAGATGGCCCGGATTGAGTTCGTAGGCAGTCTGTACATGCACTCTGAGCTCGGGCCAGTGATCCCCGGCGCTAACGTTGAAGCCGCTATTCTCGCGGCGGCGAAAAAGACCAAGGAGGGGCCGCTCGCAAAGTGCGCGGTGTTCTCCGCGGATCCCGGCTATTTCAAGCTGGACTACGTCGGCCCGCGGACGGCGAAGGAGCTGTTTGAGGATACGACCGCGCGCGGTACGCCGGACGCCGAGGGTTTCCGGTTTACAGTGCCCGTATCTCGCCAGCAGGGCCAAGATCATTTCGACCCGCCCGATCTTCCATGATTGGTCGGTGGATGTCAGCCTGATGTACGAAGATTCGATCATTAACTTTGCGCAGCTCGATCGCTGGCTTCGCAAGGCAGGCACGATGTGCGGCCTCTGCGAGTGGCGCCCGCGGTTCGGTCGTTTCAGCGTCGAGTGCCTGTCGAAGATCGAAGAGCCGATCGCGGACGAGACAGCCGGCGAAGAGGACGCGCCCAAGGCGAAGAAGCGTCGACCGCTCGTGAAGGTCTGATCTGGTAAAATACGGCAAGTGACTATGTGGTTGGTTGCTTTTGCTTTTGGAGGGCTATATGCGCCGGTACCACGAAGAAAAACACCTGTTCGAGCAACGCGCCAAGCTGCGCCAGCATCTCGACCCTCACGTTAGGTGGCCACTCATAGCACATCGAACCCGAGGCGCTTCCGCAAGGCTCTACGCTGCGGGGTTGCGGCCGGGCGCGGTGTCAGGTATGCCATTCAGAGAAATTCCCAAACGCATTCCCACCCGAAAGGAAAAACAAGCGTTCTATGACTTCCAGACTATAAGCGCGACGATAACGCCGCTTAACGTATGGAATGCTTATCCGGGGTCTGATCTATTGGCGATCGACCCGCCGGAAGAATACGAAAACTTTAAAGAATACATCCGGCGCGTTAAAGACGATTTGCCAGATGTGGCGATACGCTGTTTGCTTTTATCATGCAAGAATGTGCTGATGGCAGCGGCAGCTCGATTGAGATCATCGCATTTAATGCACCGGGCGATGTGCGACCTTGGCGCCATACGCAGCATGGCGGACGAAAGAACATTCGGCTCCGCCGCGTGGTCAAAGCCAGAAACGCCAATCAGGCATCTTGCACTGCTCTGTCCGCTCTGCAAAAGCGGTAGATAAGCTCGGCATTAAAACCATCGAACAACTGGCCCGCAAAAGCCCCGATGACCTGCTTATGTGGCGGTGAAATGGCCGCGGCAGCGGAAGTCGGGCCTCAATGAGATCCTCAGTGAAAAACTGTCCTGACCGAGGACTAACCCCGAGGGAAGAAGAATGACCACCAAGTTTGTTGACAATATCAAGACCGCCGCCGCCAACCTCGCCGACGCCACGGAGGCGGAGATGCGGCTCGAAGACGAGCGCACCACGCACAAGCTCGCGGCGATTGACCGCATCATGTCGCGCGGTGACAACCCCCGACCGGCAAGCCACATTCGTATTCGTCGGCTGAGGCGATGGTAAACACTGACGAGGACTACCAGTCGGTACTTGGGTCGTATCCGCTCGGCGGTTCGCGACCGAATTATTGCTCGCGGCAACTATGACGCGGTGTTGGCGGAGGCTCTGGCTGCAGGAGAGCGCGCGTGTTTAACAACGACGACAACGAAAACGAATCAGCTTGGGATGGGCCGTTTTACCGCGGCGACACTGGTAGCGACGGGATTCTCGCCGCCTAATCACCCAGGCGTCATGACAATCGAAACGCTCCGGCGACGAAGCGCTGCGGCTTTTCGGCGTTATGCTCGCGCAACAAGCGGGCGTGAAGCAGACCGTCGACATCGCGCCCAGCGAAGAGAAGCGGCATTTTCTGTCGATTCAAGAAACCGAAGGCATTGTCCGGTCATTTTGCGCCGACGATAACGGCGAAATGATGGCTGTCGGCGGAAATTCTAAAGCGGAAGCCATGAAGCAAATCCGCTCCATGATGGAAGCGCTCATTCAGCGAATCATGTCGAATATCGTTGCTGAGGGCGTTCGACGCGATCTTATTGGATGTCGCGTTTGACTCGACAAGAACGATTTTGCGTTCGAAGTAAACGAGCGCGGTCAGAAAGCTTGTCGACAGGTACGCGGAGTTTTTCGATGAGCCAGTGGATCGTGGATCTGATCAAGAACGGGTGACCGCATTCAATTGCTGCAGATGCCGGATGATCTGGATCCAATTCCAGCCGGTACGCTCGGTACAGTCAAGAAGTCGTGCCGCTGCACTTCGGGGGCGAAAAGCAAACCCAGGTGCTTGTGCGGTGGGACAACGGACGTAGCCTGTCGTGCCTCTGCCCGCCCGACGTGTTCTCGCTAGTAACCGAAGAAACGGTCAGCAGTGGGGTCGTCAGCCCAGTCGTCTGACGGCGTACTCACGTTCTGGCCTGTGCGGCGCTGATTCGCCCCAGGCCGGCCAGCTGCGCAAAGTTTGGCCACGCGTCGTTAATGTGCCAGACCGCAGAGCAGCCTAAGTTCACCGCTTGCGCGAAGTCATCGCTAAGAAGCGTGTTTCGCGTAATCGTGTAAATGTCACCGCCCAAGCGCGACTCGGCTTTGTTTTCGACGAGCGCTAAAAAGTCAGCAATTAAACCCGGTGCGTCCTGCGACGACCAGTCGTACTGGAAGAACCGGACTTGTTTAAGTTTGATGGCTTGGCACGTATACAGCAGCGACCGCGTTTTATCGAGGCTGTAATGTGCTCGGTGATTGATGACGGTTGGCGGCTTGTACCACCATGAGATCCCGTGAGGCAGAACGAACCAGCCTCATGGCCATCACGCGGTCCAGATTAAACCCAGCCTGCACCATAACCGTTTCGCGGACGGTGCCGGCGCCGGTATAGTCGTGGGCCACGAAATCACAATTGAACCGGTCCGACCACTTCATGCACTCGACGGCTTCCTGCAAATGGTCGCCGCCGATGAGCAGGCGTTTCGCCCACAGCACGTCAATCGTGCCGTCGTGGCGGAACCCGAGGACGGCAACAACGGTGAACGAGATGCCCTCTTCACCGCCGCCGCCCCAGTCGATGGCCAGCACTCGCGTGCGATAGTCATTGAGATTTGCAAAGCATTTCGGGTCTGGTTCTTTGTGGTTTTCCCAGGGAAGCACGCACGCGCCGCGCAGTTCCGTTTCGCTGATCAGCTTCTGACCAGCGTCAACGGACTCTCCCAGTACCTCGTTGTAGAACTGCGCTTGCCGTCATGTTGCCTAGCCTTCGCGCTTGAGCAACAATGTGTTCCACTTCTCCGGGTCTGAGAAATGCAACGGCAGAATTAATTGCGGGACGTGGTAACCCGCGAACTGCCACCGACGATCTGGGTGTCGATGCACCCAACGCCCGTGTCGCGGGTTAATCGGTTTTCTGCATTTCGCGCAGATCGTGCCTGGATACTTCTCGCTGATATGAACATTCATAGGCCCGATGATGGCATCGAGATCGTGATCAATGGAAGGGATGTTCCAGTGTTTACATGAGTGGCAAGGGATAAACCATTCCGCTTGACTACTCCGTTTGTATAACCCCTCCAACGGGTTATCTATCGACTTCGGCGTGCCCGTGAAATGCGAAATCGCATAACGCGAGTACGACATCGTTCTTGAATAATCGGGATATGATCTGGGTCCATATCCTGAACTTCGTCGATGCACATACGGTCACTGGAAACACCGCGGACCCGGTCAGCGTCTAGCAGTGCAAACGAAAACAACATCAGCGATTTGTTTTTAAAGCTACGCTGCAGCACTGAGTTCTCAGTGTCGCCTCCCGACCATTGGGATTTAATTGGTGACTGGTCAATAAATGGACGCACGTAATTGTTTGAGAAGCGACGGATCTGCTCGTATAGTGGCGTGACGTATAACGTCTTGAAAAACGGTATAGAGTTGGCAACAACAATTCCGTGAGCCGCGAGCGAAGTCGACTTACTCAACTGGCGCCCTGTCTTCCACACCTGATTCTTCGGTGTGAGAACGCGGAATAAAGGGCCGAACGGGTAATGATCCCTGATAGTGTACGGCCGTCCATTAAGGTTTAATACAAGCGGAAGGATCGGCTCTAAAGAAGGGAACGCGCCCTTCTTAGCCAACTCCCGAAGCAGGGCAGTTCGGGCTGTTACTGACGCTCTGATCTGTCGCGTCAATTGTCAGTAGTTCTTGCAGCAACGAACGAATGCCAACATTCGCCGTTTCTGCAACCGATTCAAGCGGGCTACCATCCCGCCTTATTACTTCTGGTGCCATATGAGCAGACGAAGACGTGGAAATCGGCAGCGGTCACTTATTGACGATGTCGATGCTGGTGAATTGCAGTGGCTCGAAAACTCTGCTGACATCCTAATTCGCGACCTACTGTATGTAGTCGTGACGGTGGTGGTTGGGTTTTTGACCTTTTTGGCAGCAATTTACAGACAGCTCCGCAAACGTTAAGCCGCTTTCGCGACGGGCGGCGAGTATACTTAACGGTGACTCGCCGTTCGTCGTGGAGGTTTTTATGGTGCAAATCAGTCGCAGCGCTCGTTTATACCAGGAACGCCGGCAACCGCAATTCCAGCCGACCATTCGCGGCCCTGGCCCGCAAGTTTACCTGCCCAATAATCCTGTGCACAGATTAACTCTGGAGCCGCCACTGCCGCCGTCGCCGGTGTGCACGTCAACCGAAGACAATATACCCGTGACTGACACGAATACAACGCAAGTTTGGCCCTACGGAGACAAATATGCGCTCTAGAAAGTAATCATGAGCTCAACTAGCGACACAACCGATACATTTCTTTTTTACGGCGCGCTACTAGCCTTTGCCGGGATATTCTGTGCTCCGCAGGTTGGAACCATCATCCCCGTCTTGGTTGCGCTATATTTCATGCTGGTAGCGACAAACTCAATCGCTCGCGGCGAGAACAAAGCGCGACGACTACTACAAGAAAAACGCAATAAACAAAAGAAGGATGATTACGATGATTGGCGCACTTGATTTTATCGCAGTTATTTTTGCAGCCGGCGCTGTCATCGAGGTGTGGCATAAAGGCTCTATCTTCGCCACACCGAGGGCTTACGCCCAGGCACTGCAAGACATAACGCCGCCAGAGTCTCTTAAAGGCAGGCTGCTAGAGCTGCTGAACTGTCCGTTTTGCAAGAGCTATCACGTGCCAATTTACCTGTTTTTGCTGCTCTTGGCAGGGACCTATTTCGGAGGTATCATGTCGGCGCTAGTCCGGGTTCTTGTATACGGATTAGCTGCGACTCGAATTGGCAACATTATTGACGGGTTGTTGCCCGGTCAATTGCAGTACTCACCAGTTACGGAGAACGACGACAATGGACAATCAACCGCAGCAGGCTTCTGAGAACGCCCCCGAGCGCCTGCCGTTTGATGTCGAATTCTACAAAGTCGGCGAAATTTTCTGCGCTGACGCGCTTAAAAAAGTGCCTGAGCTCGCCGGCGTTGCCATTGTGCCAATCTGGGCCAACCAGCCGGAAAACACGCCTAGCGGTCTGTTAAAGCTCCGCAACCACCAGCCGCCGTATCTGGCTGGTCTTCTTGCGCTCACGGGTCGCCTCGTGGCGTTCGAGACAGACGTGCACCGAGATTTCGTTGCCCAACTCAAGATGTTCGATCAGTACGCGGCGGAGCTTGCGAATCAGATCAAAACGCGCGTAGACGAATTAAAAACTCTTGACCAGCAACAGGCGGACAATGCCTCAAAATCCTAAGAATGACAATCCGGTAGCTGCAGAAACGATTACTGTCTCGGTTCCCGGGACTGTGCAAACAGTGATAGACATTCTGCAGGACCAGTACGCGACGCTCGAAAGCGGGAAGTGCGCGCCCAGCTTTCAACGCTAGAGCCTGACGTCTGGACCGCGCAAGAATTCGAAAAATTCTTTGACATCAAAGAAGTCCGGCCGCCGTATGTAGACGTTGTGCGCAAGCACGACAACGCCTACGGCACGGTTATGTTTATCGACCGGCCGCGCTTCTACTTCACTTTTAACGCAGGAAGCGTACCCAATGACGACACCAGAACGGCATGAATACTGATACGGGCGCTGTGCGTAGCGGCGATTGCGCTGATGTGCGCTACGACCTGATCAGCCCCATCGGTATCGCCGCGCTTGCTCGGACATACGCGGAGGGCGCCAAAAAATTTGGAGCCTTCAATTGGGAAAACGGGATGCCCGTCGCTGACCTGCTCAACCACGCCGTCGCGCACGTCTACAAGTGGTTGGGCGGTGACAGGTCCGAAGATCATCTGGCACACGCAGCCTGGGGTCTTCTGGGCGCAATCCACTCACTAGAGAAGTGGCCGCACTTGAACCAGGATCTCTTGCGCGGCGAGAACTTTGCGCCGCGCCGAAGATTGCGGCGCAAAGCAGTGTGCGCCCAAAGCAGGGCACCGACGCTGTTGCTGACGAAATCGACCGGGTGCGTGAAACGCTCCTCAACCGGCGATAAAGGCAACAAATTTAGCGTGTTTTCGCGGGCTAAAAATCTTTTAGCCGAGGGGTTGATTTCTGTTTTTTACGGTCTAACGTAGAAATGTCGAGCGGTGGTCGCTCGCATGGAAGGAGATTGATATGTCCAAAGACGTGGCGGCTGGCGGTATCGTCAGCCCAGCAAGTTTGTGGGGAAAACCGTTACCAAAAACGCTCCACAAAAAGAAGCCACTCCAGAGAAAAAGGACACAGGGATGTTGCCTGAAGACGATGATGTTGACTCGGACGTCGACGCAGAACTCGAAGTGACGGAGCCCAGCGACGCTGAGCTCGAAGCTGATGAGTCTGAGCTTGAAGAAGTCACCAGCGAAGCCGCCGGTGACGAGGAACCCGCGTACGACGACGAAGAGGACTCGGACGAGGAGGACGAAGACGATGACGACGAAGTCGACTCCGCTGTGGAGCCCGACGAAAAGGTTTCCAAGAAGAAAAGGGTAACTACTCCCATGGCTGGTAAGAAGAAGAGCATGTCTGACCACGTTCGCGAGGAAATCGAACGTCGGCAGGAGTCTGGTGACTCGCTGCGCGGCGTCGACATCGTGAACTCGCTTGCGAAGAAGGGCGTCAAGGTTAGCGCCGCGCAGGTCAGCCAGCTTTTAAAGAAGGCTGGCGTCAGCGCCAAGGCCCGTGGCTGAAGGCCAAGGTTGCTGCGGAAGAGCGGAGCCGCGCTGCGGTGAGCACCAAGAAGACGCCCGAGCCGACCCGAGCCGCACCCAAGGTGAAGCCGGCCGGTGTCGTGGGTCTGCCGATGCCGCACCTCAAGGCGGCAAAGACGTCCCTCACCGCGTGCGGTGAGTCGTACGACGAAGCGCGTCGGGTCCTGGAGCTGCACGAGCAGCTGCACGACATCCTCTGATCCCAAGCCGCAAGTGCCGGCTGCGCTGCCTATTACGCGGCCGGCACTGCGGCAATTGAATCCTTTCGTGCGTCGGGTATGCTGCCCAGACGCCCCTCGGCGCGCACTGCGCCCCTACTATGTACAGCAGAACAACACAATGAGGACAAAGAACGCATCCTCGAAGCGCTTGACGCAATCATAAAGATTCGCGACGCGTATCGGGATGTAATCGCTATTCCGGAAGTCGTGACCCTCCACGACATCACAGAGTACAAGCTCGAAACGGGCCACGCTGTGATCCGAACGTTTAAAGACGTTTTCGACAGACGTGCTGCCGAAACAGTACTGGATCATTTCAACGGCACCGATTACATTACGCCGGAAAGTTTTGAAAACACAATTGTCCACGCACTTAACGCGAACGGACAAACACCCAAGTAGGATACATGTACCTTACGTTAACGAGAAGTCGGAACTGGTTGGTTTTATGCCCAGCAATCGTGGGCGTGTGGCTGCAAATCACATTACTTATGAAATTGAGGATTCGTTTGAGATTTCTGTCGCTGTAGTTCGAACGACCTCGCCGACAAGGAGGATGACCGCCAAGAAGCTCAAGGAGTACGTTGTCGAAAACGGCTCGCTTCCGTTGGGCGACGAGTTTAACGACGAAATCGCGGTTCAGTACACGCTCGGTATCTTCGTCGATACCCTGACTGGTCCGATGTGGGACCGTCAGCGTGCCGAGCTTGTGAGAGCTCCTCGAAGAGCTCTGCTGGCGTCATCGACCGCCGCGGCGATATTGCTGGCCGGGCGATTCTCGGCTATCAACCTGAACAAGCGCACCGTTAACCTCGATCGCGCGACGGTCCAGCTGACGTGCGGCCGGGTTGTGCAACGGCGATCCCGGCGGCGGAAGCCGCGGCCGAGAAGGCCGCCAAGATGTCGTTCGGCCAGCCCGTGGCAGCCGACGGCGACTACGGCCTCGCCCGGATGGCCGGCGTGACAAGCCGACGCTGGGTGTCGTCAGCGAAGAGAGCGAGCGCGCCAAGGACGAAGAGCACGGCGTGTTCTATCCGCGGCCCGATGCGACCTACATCATCAACGATCAGGTCGAGCGACTGTTCGGTATCCTGGAGGCTTCGAGCAAGAAGTGCCGCAGAACGTTAACCTGATCGGCCCACACGGCTGCGGCAAGACCGAGCTTGCGATTCAGTTCGCTGCCGCCCGTCATGGCCGGCCGCTGCTGATCATGGACTGCGCCAATCTCCGCGAGGCCCGCGACTGGTTCCGGTTACAAGTCGGCCCGCGAGGGTACGGTGTACTGGCAGGAGAGCCAGTTCGTCCGCGCCGTCGTCGGCTGGCAATCACGTGATTCTGCTCGACGAGCTCAATCGTGCCAATCCGAACCTGCTTAACACGCTGATGCCGATCCTCGACGCCCGCCGCTTCACCTATCTTGAGGAGAGAGGGCAACAAGATCATCGTCGGTCCCGGAACCGTGTTCTTTGCGTCGATGAACGAGGGCGCTGGTTACACCGGCACCTCGGCGCTCGACCGCGCGATCCGCGACCGCTTCCCTCGCGCCGTCGAGCTGACGTATCTCGGCGGAAGCGGACGAAGTCGAGCTGCTGGTGAACCGTACCGGCGTGACGAAGGACGATCGCCGGCCGTCTGGTCCAGATGGCGAACAAGATCCGGCAGGACGCTACCGGCCTTTCGGCCACGCTGACCGAGAGCCTGTCGACTCGCCAGCTGCTGGGCTGCGCACGACTTTGTGCTCGGCGGTGTTGATACCTTACAGTTTACGATCTACCAATCATTCCTCGCTGACGGCGACGGGGATTCCGAGCGCGTCAGGTGCAGAGCATTATTCAGGGCAAGTTCGGTGACCTGATCGCGGCCGCTCGGCTGCCGCGGCCAAAAGGCCTAATTAATGGCTAAAGAGTGGAAAGCACTCTGGAAGATTACGAACTGAGACGAAAACCGGAGACTGATAGAAGTCTTCGGGCGTCCGCGAAATCTGAGAAGAAGAAGTGGTATTACGCGGACGGTCGAGATAACGACGACGACGAAAAGATCGCATAGTCATCGGGTTTAACACCCGCTACACGACCACACGACGAAGTCCGCCGCGATGATTACGGCGGCTACGGCTACAGCGGATACAGCGGCTACGGTTACTACGACGAGTTTGACGACTCGGATCGCGACTGGTATCGCCGCGGTAAGTTTCGTTGCACCCGGCAGGCTGACTATTCTCGCCGTCGAGTCAGTTTCGTTCGACGTTTACCGCTCGACACGACGCTATGAAGCGGTAGCGAGTGACGGCTGACGCCAAGAACAAAGGCGATCCGAGCCCTGCGGACGCTGACGCGAAGCGCCAATACGATTGTCGACAAGTCTGCCCGGCAACACGCGAGAGCTTTGCCGTCCAGTTCCAGCGGCGGTAGCGACTCAAATGGCGTGGCCAGCTTCTCTGACCGAGGACAAGCAGCGGATTGTGTTCGTCTCCCTGGACGAGCCTCTGGCTTCCGACTCGACTGAGGCGGAGGACGCCGTTGTCGACGCGCTGACGGGTTTCGTGCTGTTGCGGTGCAAATCGCGCAGGACGTCTTCCCCGAAGCGATTCGGCGTATTAATGCGACCGGCATGCACGCGGCCGCGTTCCGAGCGGCCGAAGCGGTTTGTCAACAAAGACAGCCTCAAGGGTATCGACCCGGCGGCGTTTGGCCGTGAAACAGCAGACGACTATCTGGCCGGCCTGCTCGCCAAGAGCATGCTGACTCGGTTAGCGCGGCGAAACGTCGTGTCGAATTGGGGCGGTTTCGCGCCGTACTTTATTCGTCATGCCAGAAGTTGCGCGGCTGTGCGAGAGAACCTTGGAAGGCCGAGCAGTCCGTCGAGACGATTGTCGGAATGCTTGGTTACAACATGCTTGCAGACGAGAGTCCGCCGGCCTTCCCAAGGAAATCGACGAGCTGGCGTCCAAACACCTGGGCGCCGAGGTTGAACCGGACCAACCTGCTCGACGTGTGCCGAGACTGGTAGAAGAGATTCGCGCGCTGCTGAGAGAAGTGAGAATGCGGCGACGGGTGGCTACCGCCGGTGCCATGGAAAGCTGCGCTGGCGGAGATGATGGCGCAGGCCCAAAAAGAGCAGGGGGCGGTTCCGGAGAAGACGCCGAGGCGATGCGGGAATTTCTCGAGAGCATTGCCGGAGCGATGGGCGCAGCAGAGAACACGTCGCGTGCAAGTGAGCAAAGAACGGACGACGCGTCTTCGGGCGACGCCGGCCTGCTCAATGATATCAAGCGCAACTGTCTCAGATCAGCTGACCAGCACGTCGAGAGTGGCTGAAGAGCTTGAAGCGGCTGAAAAGCTGTTTGAAGAAGGCAAGCCAACCGACGCGGCCTCGAAGGCTTACATGGCGAAAAGCCAGCTTTCGTACGCCACATCGTCTCGGCCGCAGGGTATCGACGCGCTCAAGAACGGCGGCGATAAAACTGTCGACGAGTTTATGCGGCAGCTGGCAGCGCACGAGGCTTTCACCGGTCCGGGTGGAGAAGAGCAGCTTAAGAAGATTGATGGAGTTGCCAAGGCGGTTAGCGAAAAAGCGAGCGCCATGGTGAAAAAGAATCGCGCGGAACTTAAAAGACCGCACGGTTGAGCATGCATCAAAAAGATGGGCGAGCGAGTCGGGAGTGCCGTCACAAAAGCCGACGAAACGCTGGCCAAGATCCGCGAAGCTGAAAAACGCATCTCGGAATCTCGGTATGGCGGCGCATCGGCGACGGCGCAGGGCGTTGCCGCCATGGAGTCAGTTAAAGCTCATGGTCAATAGTTTCCGGGAACGTGTCGACAACGCGGCAAAAGCTCTGCCGCCGCAAGCTCGAAAGCGGCAGAATTCCGCGGTCGACGAAGCGGCGCTGCAAAAAGCGCTCTCGGAAGCCATGAGTCCTGACGAATCACGCCCTGGCCCACGCAGCGCCATTGTTTTTACGACAACTATACGCTGCATCAGGGGCAGCTCATCACCAAGCTCACAACGCAGCTAGCGCACGAGTTTAATGGTGGTGAGTCTTCGATTCCCGAAGCCATCGACACCGCTATTGACGCGACCATGGCGTCAAACGCGGTAATCGGACAATAGCTTCATGGCGCACGCTGGTAAACGCGGCGATGAAGAACCTGCTCAAGGATTTGTTCGAAGAAGACGCCGATAAGCTCAAGAAGTCCGCAGAAGATCTGGGTATTAGCCCTGAAACGCTAAAACGCCTGATCACCGCCCTGCGGAATCTCATGGGCGCGGGAAAGACCGCCAGTAAGCCGAGAGCATCGGCACTGAAATGGCCGGTAAGGTTGAAAAAGCGCAGCAAGATTTCAGTCCTGTCGACCGTCATTTATTCGGCGACAAGATTGAAACGACGACCAAGGTGCTCACTGGCGAGTCTATCGGACACGTCAATGACGAGGCTCGCCACGCGGCCGAGGAAGAGTACGTAGCCTATCTTGACCATAACGACTGCAAACCCAAGGTCATTACGCGAAAAGGAAGCGCTCGTTCTCGGTATCGTGGTCGTGACGGCGGCGACGTTGTTCGCGCAAATCTGTGCCCGGAACAGAGGGCGCTGTTGAGCGGATCCGAAATGCGCTGCAGTTCCAGGCCGGAAAGCGGACGGTTGAAACGCACGGCTCGCGTTCTGGCGATCTTGACGAGGGAAGCCTGCATAAGCTGAGCTACGATTGCGAGCATATCTGGTCGCAAAAGACGACCAGCAAGTTGCCAGACGTTGCGGTCGGTATCCTCGTCGACCAGTCTGGCAGTATGGGCGGGCTTAAAATTGATCAGGCCCGTGAGCTGTGCATCACGCTTGCCGAAGCCGCGCAAAAGATTGCCGGCGTTCGGCTGTACGTGTACGGCCACACCGCCAACATGGACCGGGATGACGTGACTATCTATGAGCACTACACCCCCGGCATGGGCAGGGACCTGTCAAAGCTCGGCAATATCGAGGCGCACTGCAACAACTACGACGGCTATGCCATCAAGGATGTCGCCAGGCGCTTGTCCGAGGATACCGCCGAGCGGAAGTACCTGTTCGTAATCGCCGACGGCTTCCCGGCCGGCGCTGGTTACGGCGGTGAAACCGCGCAAAAGCACGTTACCAGCGTGTGTAAGTTCACGCGTGACCGGCTAAAAATTGGCACGTACGCGTTCGCCGTTGGCGTTAATGGCCACCACCAGACGGCGTTTAAGACAACAGTATGGTGACAATCATGTGGTCTTCGTCAGTAACGTGATGAAGTGCTTGCCGCAGATCGTCCGCTTCTTGCGAAACGCTCTCCAGCAGGAACGTAAGCTCGTTAGTGTCGACGACTAAAGATGGTCAATCTGGGGCGGGTCGGCAAACCCGGCCCGCCCTGGATAGGCCTATACAAACGTGTTGATTTGTGTTAGGAAATGCGCGGCCGTACGTAGCGGCCGTGTGGTTGATTGTTTACAAGGAGTTTCAACGGTTATGAAGACCTGTCTTTTTGCCCTGCTCGTTGCTGTCTGTGCCTGTGTCTCGTTCGCTGGTGAGCCGACTCCGGCCGCTGCGGAGCCGCAAAGCGTCGTTGTCGGCGCGCCTGCTGCCGCTGCGCCGGCCACGGCGTGCGCGGCCGGTACCTGCTGCACTGAGCAGTCGTGCCGTTCGTCGTGCCGACAGGGCCTGTTCGGGCGTACGATTGAGCGGACGCGCTCGGTGACCCGTGCGGTCGTCGAGGTGCCGGTCCAGGTAGTGACGGCGCCGGTGCGGGTTTTCCGCGCTCGTCGCGGTTGCTGCTGCCGTTGATTAAAAGCAACTAATTAACGCCACGGAGGGCGTCGGATATGTATCCGGCGCCCTTTTTCTTTTACCAGGAGTTTACAGATGGGAATTGACATCTATCTCAAGTGGAAAGACATGGACGAGAGAGACCAGTCAGCGCAGCTTGCTGGCTTCTGCACAACAGCCGGCAGCGTCGGTTATCTCCGGGAGTCGTATCACGGCGGCCCGTACGCCACGAAGATCCTCGTCCGCGAAGCATTCGAGGCCGAGAACTGCGAAGCTGATATTCGGCGGCTGTCATGTGAGCGACGTTAACGCATGTCACCGAGCCGGCAATGGGCCGTGACGGCGGGCATATGGTCGCAGAAATGTTCGCCAATATGTCTCGATGGCCGGCAAAGAAGTCGTCGCCGAGCCTGCCCAAGAGCGGCCACACAGCGCCGATGTCTGTCGAAGAGGCTGTGCGCGAGCGCTGTGCGCGCTTATATCCTGAAGACGGCGCTGAATACGCCGAGCAGGTCGTCAAGTCATTCCGCGACTTTGTGGCGCTTGCTGAGAAAAGGAAGCTGAAACAGGACGTCCCTGCACCGTCTATGCCTCGTATTAAAAAACTACCCAAAAAGAAATCGAAGAGGTGCTGGCGGCTAAGTCCGTCCAGGCCATTATTCGAGAGCTGCGTGGAAAAGAACCTGTGAGCGCAATCGCAGACAGAGCTTAAAGAGTACTGTAAAACCCTATACCCGTGCGGCTGGAACAAGATCACCGTGACCTACAGCGGCTCCGGCGACAGCTGCGACGAGTTTTGCTTCAAGATTTACAACGAGGAAGACGAGTACGACCTCGACTCCGTGGAAAAGCCGCCGCGTGAGTTTATGAAAAAGGTTGAGGACGCTATTTGGGATCTCCTGCCGTCAGGCTTTGAGAACAACGAAGGCGGCCAGGGCGAGGTCACGATTGATATCGAGACCGGCAAAATTACAGTAGAGCACGACCAGTTCTACACGGAGTCCGCCCACACAAAAGACGTGTACTGATGGGTCGTTGTGTCTTTAAAACAAAAGACGTGATGCGCTGTGTGTCACGCATGCGCTGTCAGCCAAAGCGCACGGCATGGCGTTTTCTACGGAAAAGCCACAGCCGGGCCTGCTGTTCGTGCACGATCACGGCGTCTATCTGATGTCCAACGGCGAGCCGCGAGACTTGATAATGCCGCCGGGAAAAACTACGCCCACGGCATATACCGCCTACGCGGCCGGCTGCGATCCCAACAAAGACGAAGACTGCGGGAAACCAGCTGCGACCTTGTAGGCGGCGACGACTTTGGCGAGGTGTTTCTCGTCACAAGCCGCTGGCTCTCTGACTGCGAAAACTATAAAGAATTGCACATTGACGTTGACGAAAATCAGCTGAAGCTTTATTTCGCTAAGCCAAACCGCAAGCCTGTCACCACATGAGGAAGCCGTGCCTGCCGGAAAATACATTGATAAGTTGGATTACAACCGCGCGCTTTTGCTAGAGCAGCTGCGCTATCACGAAATTAAACGGCTCGTCGTGTCGTTCTCGGGGTCCAACGACAGCGGAAGCTGTGACATTGCCGAAATCATATCGCTCGACGATGAGCGACTGAAATGTGAAATTTTAAATGTTGTTACCGTGCCGACCGCCAAAATGTCAACACAGTTCGAGTTTGGCGGAAAAGAACGAGACTGGACGGTCAAACCAGCCACGCTAACCGAGCTCGTATACGAGGTTTGCGAAGAAGAACTGGAGCGCAGCCACGGTGGCTGGGAAATTAACGCCGGCTTCTTCGGGAGAGATTGTCTTCGAGCCTCTGCGCATTTCGAAAAGCGCGAAACTATGTGCGTAGAGTGCTGGCAAAACGACGATGATTACGACTACGAGAACAGAAGAATACAACGACGAGTAACCATGTCTGTTGCCGGTAAAAAGAAAGACGAATGGGTTGCGGCCACCTATTGCGATTTTGGCACGCCGGGTCGCAAAGACGCGATCTCGCATCATTTTTCAATCGCCGCGGCGGTGCGGCGCTATAACGTGCTCAACAAAGTTTACGGGCGCAACGACTGGCGCTGCTGGCAAGAAGATCGCGCCGGCGTGTTTTTACAGGGCGAACAACCCAAGGAGATCGCGCGTGCCTAACTGGTGCAACAACACAGTTACGTTCAAACACAACGACCCTAAGGTCATCGCCAAGATCGTCAAGGCCTACAACTCCGGCGAGCTTATGGGTGGGTTCTATCCGTGCCCACAAGAACTTAAAGACACGATATCCGGGTCTGTAGGCAAGGGCACAGCCGAAGCGAAGAATCACGAAATCGAGCAAAAGCTGAATACAGAGAAGTACGGCTTCGCAGATTGGTACGACTGGCAGTGCGCAAACTGGGGCACCAAGTGGGACGTCGGCCTGCGGGACGGCGATCCTAAGATCAAAGTTAAACGGGGCTCCACGGAAGTCAAATTAAGCTTTGACTCGGCGTGGTCTCCGCCAGTGTCGTTCTACGAAAAAATGTATTTCGACCACGGCGTCGAAATCATTGCGCTGTATTGGGAGCCCGGCTGCGGATTCTTAGGCCGCTGGCACAACGGCTATGACGAGACGTACTCCTACGCAGACTTTGAAAGCACCAAAGAAGCCAAAGAGTACCTAAAAGAAGAGGTGCCGGCCGATCTTGTCGAAGCGTTCGGAGTGCTCGACTGGTTCGATTTTGAAGAAAGTCCGGAAGAAGAAGAAGAGAGCGAGAAAAAGATGACGACAAAGTCACCGACGACGCCGACGCCTAGAAAGTGGGCCAAGTGTGAAGCGTGTGGCGGCGAGGTCATGTTCGACGCCTGGGTGGACGTCAACGGCGAAGTCATGCAAGGCCCGTTTGACGAGTGCCGCTGCAGCGAGTGCGACGAAACTAATCCGTTCTATGAGGTCGTGACGACATAGCACGTGACCTATGAAAAAGACCAAGATCCACGTCAACCAGCATGTAATTCGCAACAATTGTAAAACTGGCCAGCGCAATCCCGTACTCACGGTTAAGTCTGGCCGTGAGAACAAGTATTGCCACACCGTCAGCATCGACGGCCCCTCCCGGGTCGTCTATTCACCCGACAAACCGCTATCGTGCGGCGCGAAGGTCTGGATCGAAACTACCAGCGCCGTCACGATCATAGACTGAGCGCAAATCAAATGACTGTCGATGAAGCAATCGAAAAGTTAAAAAGCAGAAAAAGCAGCTGGAATTAAACACATTATCGCCGCGTGGTGGAGCGCCGATATGTTTGGCCGTATTGACGATGACGAGTGGGCGTACGACGCAGAAAAAATTCGAGCGTGATTTTGACTGGTCAAACACGCACGACGACATCTCGGCTGCGCTCTGATTTTATCGCCGCAGAAGAAAAGGAAGCGCCGTGATATCACACACACCGGGGCCGTGGGAAGCGGAGGGCTGGGGTGACGACGGACACGATGTGTACGCCGCCGGCACCGACAAACTGATTTGCGAAGTCGCACAAAATTATGACGAAGAAAGCGGCGAAGGGCTCAACTCATGCACGCCGCGGCTGACGCCCGCTTAATCGCAGCTGCGCCAGAACTGCTGGCTATTCTTCGCAGCGCTGTGGACGAGCTTATCTCGCTCTATGCGCGTGTGTATCCAGATGACGAGTCTGACAACGAAACCACACAAATTATTGACCGCGCAATTGCTCAGTGTTGCGAAAGCAGAGGGAGTAGAACGTGATTAAATCTGCAACCGCGAGTCCGCGATGAAATGTTTAAAAATGACGAGTACGTGACTGCTTTAGAAGAGCAGGTTCGCAACGTCATGAAATGTATTGACCGCGCCACGGCTCTCGGCCACACGCGTACGTGTTTCAGCCCGAGTCATATCTACAAAGACGAAGTCATGGCGCATGTTTGCGGCCAAGGGACTACACGTTCCAGCCCACCGGATATTCTGGCGGCGTCTGGCAGCTCAGCGAAGATATTTGCTGGTAACTCAAAGGTTAAAAATGGCACATCCATACCATCACGCCATATCAAGCGTTAAGAAATGGGGCGGACAGGTAGAAGACTATCTTCCGATTCACGACTGGTTCGACGAATCGAAGAGTCATATGGCTGACTTTCGCCACCGCGCCCTCCGGCATCACAGCGAGGGTATTTTCATGGCCGAGAAAATCTTCGGCCACACGATTACCAACTCTGACGGGCGTGAGGTCATGGTTCGCTACATCGGCGAGCAGCACGTCCAGGAAGACCTAAGGCCGCATCCCGTCGATCAGCGACTGGTTCCGGCAGATCGAAGTCCAGAGCTGGATGTACGGCAGCCGCAAGAGCCTCGAAAGGAATTGGCTGCCGCCGAAAAAGAGGAGACAGAATGTCCGACCCCTCGCTGGTATGAACGAAGACCAAAGAGCCTGCGCCGAAGAAATGCGGGAAACCGTTCAGCAATTTAACGCGTGGGCTGAAGATATGCCGACGATAGAAAAACTTGCGCCAGCGCTCACATATCCCGCGATGTATTCTCGCCAAAACCAGGACGGCGAGGGCATGAGCGAAGAGGAAACGAACCGCATTATTAGTTGGGTGCGTAGGGTGCAGGTCGAGCTGCTTACACTCCAGGGCGTTTTAAACAGACACTTGGCGGTCAAAATCGACGACGATGACGAGCCGCAATTCCTGCATCACAGACGCTGGTCGCGAGCTCGCGGCCCGGGCTTCTCGAAGAAGAGGGCCTGTAATGGGTACGCCCATCGAACGCGAACCGGAGTCGGTGCTTGAGTGGTGCCGGAATCTTGTGCGTGTCATGCGACGACGGCGCCGTATGGGGCATTCCGCGCTCCCAGGATCGTGTTTACAATTGACAAGAAAAAGAAGTGTCTTATTCTTAAGGTGGGCGACGAAGACAACCCTGACTTCATCGCTACCCGCCGCGTATTCGGTCAAATCGGGTGGGACGTTGTGACCTCGACCGAGTACGAGGAGATGCGCGATGGACCCGATTCAAAGCATTCTGCAGAAACTCCCGAAAAATAATCTGAACAGCCGACCGTCCCGGCGGGTGTGCAGCAAAGCGCTGGCTTCTGCCATAAACAGTTTTTCGCAGGTCAAGAGTACGATGCGTGACTCAAGAAGCCGCTATCAAGCGGGCGCTCGAAATTGACCGAAACTACGAGCGTACAGTCGAGTCCTTTAGTGAAAAGCTTCACAACCAAGCCGAGGACATTGGGTGGCCGTACACAGTAAACGTGTAATCTTCAAAGACGATGAGCCACGCACCCCCTGTGGCGAAAGTTCATATACAAACTCGAACACACAAAAGTCGGTTGGTGGCTCTCGGTTCGTTGGGGAGGGATTCGACGCCGCTGGGCGTATGCGAAGTTTAGGTGGGATAACTACGACTTCGACGCCGCGTACGCGCCGGAACTGCTGGAGTTTCAAGCTCAAGCGCCTCGAACGCGTGCTGCGCGAAAAAGGCGCACACCGAGCAAGACCCCCGAGCACGTGCAGGCGCTGCGCCTCGTCATTCGCCTGCTCGACAAGCTGGTCGAAGACGACTACCGTTATTTCTACGAGACGCACAACAAACGCTGGTACGGCGTAGCCAGCCCCGAGATCCGATTTGAAAAGGTCGCGGGCTCTGATCTGAGCGAAATGGTTGGCAGCGCGCAGGGGCATTTGCCGGCTGACCAGCAAGAACTTGAAGGCATCGGAGCTGCGCGCCGCGTTCGAAGCCGACGACGCAATCAAAGCCCGCGACAAGCGCTGGGCTTTCAACATCTTGGCTAAATATTACGAGTACTGGTGGGATTAATTTAAAAACGAAAGGACTATAAATGTCTAACAACAATGCGAACGGCGGCGGTGTGGGTATCAGGTGTCGTGTTGCTCAGGATCGGTGTGCTGCTCCAGATGATTTCTGGAAACAGCACCAGCAACAGCAGCCCGGCAACCTACGTGCCGAACCAAAGTCCTGCCGAGCACCGGTATGTCACGGAGCGGTTTCGTCGGGAAGGGCTCAACCCTGGCTGACGCCAAACGGGCTGCCGACGCCGTGCTGGAAGTTTCACGAAGCCCAGAAAAACAGGTGATTTTTTTGTGGCTGCTCGTTTTGGCAGACAAAGACCTGCTTCGCCAACTCAACCGCGAAGCTACGGTACGCAACTACAACCGACAAATTCGCAACGAGGGGATTTGACAGGCTGGCGGACAATGCAATACTGGCGATTGACCCCATCATGATCCACGAACACGCCTGCAAGGCGTTGCCGTCGCCCGCGCATCTGCGGTGCTCTGTGCGTCTCGTGCACCCAGCCAACATGCCGTGGGACGGCTTGATGCTTGACGTGCCGATGGAACTTTTCGAAGTTCTTTCTCCTGACCGAGCAGGATTTAGTCAAAGATCCTGCCTAACCCAAAGGAGTCCAGCAATGGACGCTATCAATTCGAGCTGCTCGGATGTCGAGGACGTCGCCGATGACGTCGAAACTGGCGAAACGGCTGCCAGCTTAAAGCCGTTTACGGTGAAAACCAAAAGACGAAGGTGCCCTACACCTTCAAACGCTTCACCTCAGCTCGACAAGGCAAGGACCTTTTCGAGAAAGCACCGGCACATTAGAAGAAAAAGCCGGTTGTTTGACGAAGTAGAGTTCCGAATCGAAGAGCTGAAAGAGGAGCTGCAGTCGCTCTGCGACAAACAGGGAATCAAGGCAAACGGCGGAACGGATGTGTTCTCATTCCGATTGATTTCCGACTGTGGACGAGAAGGTGTCGTACACAAGCTGGTCGACTGGCACCATGTGGCTGAAATTGCCAACAATTTCAGACCAGGATCGTTAGCGTTGCCGACTGTAACGCTGCGAAAAATCATGTCTCCGACCGGCAAGCTGCTGGACATCATTGTTTCTTTGACAGATGGTGTACACCGTACAGTAGCGTTGAAGGAACTCGGCTGCACCCACATCCGCGCGCTCGTGCACGTTGTTAATGACGTGCGCGACGAAGCCCAGGCGTACAACGACGGTAATTACACTCGGCGGTCGCATGCCAAGTGGGACATTATCATGCGTACGCCTGAGCTGTCGGATGCGAAGCGTCACGATTCGGACGATCATGGAGGATTACGGTTTCGTATTCCCCAACGGTCCGCACGACGACAAGTGGCCGAAGCTCGGTGCAGTGCACACGATCGAAAAAGTGTTACGACCGGTACGGTGAGGATGTGCTGCGGCGCGCCTTGCACCTGCTGAGCCGTAAAGAGTTTTCAACGTGGTACGGCCAGCAAATCGCAATTTCTGGCGATTTTATCGGCGGCATCTGCCGCTACATCGCGGAGTTCGAGAAGCCGGGTTACATCCACAGCAGTTTGACCGAGCCATCATGGCTACAAATATCCCGCAGACTATTGAACAGACTGCCGGAATCTTCAGCAACGCTGAGGTTGTAGACCTGTTTGGGTATTCCGCCGTTCCAGAAGGTCGACTCCGGCCGGATCGGTGAGGGTGCCCGCGTAGCGCGTATCTGCGCTGCGTTCGTGCACAAGGTCCGTGAGATGTTTAAGCCGTCGAAGGCCGGCCTGCGTCCCGAGAACTATCACACCAAGTTCAAGGACGCGATGGACGTGTATTACGACACGGCCCGTGACGACCGCGACAGGGCCGGACGCGATCGACCCGATCCGTCGCGCTGGCCAAGCGCAAGACGCCCGATTGGCTGGTATCACTGAATCTTCGATCGTGCGCTAGTGTTGCTGCGGAACGCGCTATGAAGCGGCGTTTCCTTTACACGCTGCCGCGGGCTACAATGCCCGCTGGCGGCTGCTTCTTTGCACAAGGAGGGCATAAGGGCCATCATCAATTCAAGAAGAACTCATGGCGGTATGGAAAGCTGCGATCTCGAAGCTGCGGGCCGAGTGGCGTGTCCTTCGACAAGGCAGAAGTCGGCGGCCTGCGAAATCTTGGCTTTTGCGCACCCTCGCTGAACAGCTTTGACGGCGCACGTGGCCGCGCTCCCGCCAGCGCCCAAGAACAAGCAGCTGTCAGGCCCCTGGTGCGCCGATGGAGGAGCATCACGTGGTACGTGCCAGGGATTCTGTTCGTAGGCTGGGCAAAGACCGCGACGTGCGGTCCTGGGGCTTCAGCCTTGACGGCCGCACAGAGCTCGCCTGATTACACCTACGAGTGGGGCCGCGGAATCACTTTTCCGCGTGTCGGGCTGGGGTTCGACCTCGCTGTGTGGCTCAACGGAATGGACACATACAAGGATTTTGACGATGACGACAAAGCGACTGCTAAAAAAGACAACAAAAAAGCTCGATGCCGCGGCTAAAAAGGCAGCCAAGGTCAAAGCCGAGATCACGCGTCGCAACAAACTGTTTAACAACTGCGCCGGCCGCCGAAAAGCGCGTGCTGATTGCCCACGACGTGATCGCCCAGATCAAGCGCCAAGCGGTACGTGCCTACGGGAGGGCACTTGGGTTGAGCCTAATATCGGATTCCCGTCAGACCCCGACATGCCTAAAGCACACCCGTTCGCGGACAATAGCTGGCGTCAATTCGGGAGCCGTTCCTGAACGAGAAGATCCAGTCCTGCGACTGCTGCGCGCTCGGCGCCATGTTTATGAGCTGCACGCTCTACAACAACCAGACCACGGTCAAAGACTCCCTGACCACGAGACCTGGAATTTTGAGGACCACCTCAAGAATAGAAATTTCGCAAACGGCCTCGCGCGGTTCTTCTCGCTGGACCAGCTCGCGCTGATTGAGGCCGCGTTCGAGGACAACTGCGGCGCGTTCCCGGTCAGGACGCGGAACAAGCAAGCAAGCACGCAAATGGTCTGACAAATACCCCAACGAAGACGACCGCTTGATTGCGATCATGCGAAACATTATCAAGAACGACGGCACGTTCGTTCTCTGACAATTCTCAGTGCGCGCCCGGCCCGCCTCTTAGCCAGTAAAGCCGGGCTCACTCGTTCGTTGCAAGTGCTGCGCTCACCACGCAGGAAGCGAACTGGTCCTCCCGTGCCAGTGTCGTTATGGGTTCATACCCCATGACGTGTCCGTGCGACTCGGACGACGGGAGCTTGCAACTGCTCGGTACTTTAGCACAGCTACCGAGATTTTGTAAACAGGAGTTTACATGAAAGTTAAAAAACATGACGCCCTCGTGTTCACACACGTAACAAGCGTTAAAAACACCAAAGAACTACAGAAGCACCCCAGTTATTCTCCGGCGTGGCTCATTCCGGAGCTGCCCAAAGGCGACCCGCTTTACGGGCTTGACCTGCGCGTCGTGATCAGCCACTGGCAGGAGCTATACCGCAAGCTCCAGATCAAGTTGAAGGAGCGCGAAGACGAACTGGCCGAGCTGAAGAAAAAGTCGTGGCGCAACTGGTTTAAAAACACTCTGCATACTTCTGGCCAACCAATGCCGAATATTACTAAGAAAAAACTGAACCCATGGGACCGCGCTAAAAAACTCACCCTATTACGAACATCGCCGGCGGCGTCTACAGCGAGCACCTCGATAGGGGTGTGAACTATTTTGTTCTCATGTTAGAGCAGATGGGCGCCCAAACCCATTACAGCTGCTCGGGTCACCCCACGTCGCCAAAGAGCTTTACGTTTTGTTTTCTGCGCCACTGCCGCTCGCCCAGGCCATCCAGCGCCGCTGGTTTCTTCACCGTCGAACTTGAACGCAGCCAAAACGCGGCAACGCCATCGTGGAGCCTGCGCACGCATAACGTGGACAGCGACAGAGAGCGTATTAACGTCCTCCGGTTTGCGGCAACGCAATGGGAGCGACTATTCGGACCCGGCCTGTGGGACGCGGACGCCTAACCTCAAATGGAGCCTATCAATGCCAAAGTTTGAAGTCACCATCGAACGTGAAGTTCCCAGCTTTCGTGAGCGCGCAACCGTGGTCATCGAAGCTGACGATATCGAGCAGATTGAACAATATTTCGAACCCCATGAACTTGACTACGCTGGTGTTGAGCTGGAGTGGGAGACGGTCATGGAAGGCCACGGCGGCTGGCCCATGTCCTACGACATCAATTACATTGACCCCGTGGACCCGACTATACCAGTCGACGCTGAGGTTCAAAAGGTGTTCGACGAGTGTTTCGAAGAAGCTGAGTGAAAGGAATACACCCATGCCCATTGTCAACGGTAAAACCGACGAGCTGCTGAGTTTTCATCGCCTGATTGTATTGATATTGATCGACGCTCTTGGCGAAACAAAGTAACATGCAACTTTACGATCTTCGCTATTTAACATTGCTTGTAAACAATACAGATACGGTCAACGGCCTCGGTCAAAGTGTTCTTCTGCGCGCGACCCTCGAAAATTGGATCGAGGCGTACGAAGAGTTCTATCGGCATTTCATTGCCGGCGAGTTTCCGCCGAATTACAAGATCTTTGTTCCGGATCTCTGGCATGTCACCTTCGGTGATGCAAAGTGTTTCACCTCGCAAGATGCGAAGCTGCTCTGGGAAAGTGTCGCTCAAGTACAAAAATATTCGGTTCCATTTATTCAGGAGACGGAATTAATACTTCGGCCTCATCCTGGTTCGGTGCTTCATCTCAATACAGGGATCGACATTCGGTACGTGTCGACTCCTTTCACACAGGATATTCCATAGGTATTTCCGTAGGAAATACTCATGGATAGCGTAAGTCGGACAAAACAGAATAAATGCAGTGCGCGCAAGTCGTTGGCTGGCGTGCAGTTGCGTGCAAAAAATGACTCTCAAAAACGACCTACAGGCTTTTCTGCTTGACGAAGTTTTCCGGCCAGATACGATGCTCAACCAAGCACAAGGAGGTGGCGATGGCCATTCGACGGAATCCCGGGTTTCTCCGGCGCAATGACCGCTGCGCGTGCGGTAGCGGCAAGAAGTTCAAATCCTGCTGCAGCCCCGACGCGCCCGAGAACCGCGACCGGGTTCACACCCATCGGCCCGCGTTTGCTGACACTGGCGAGCGGGCTGTGCGCTGGGTCATCACCGATAGCACCACGACCCGGTTTTTTGCTGACAAAGACAACCGGGCGCTGGTGATTCAAGGAACCAAGCCGAGGCCATTGCCATTGCCTCGCTTGAAGACTTCCACGACCAAGACCCCGGCGAAATCAACGTCGCCGGCGTGGGCGAAACCAAATGGCAGCACCTCCAAGAAAAGATCCCTTTTGTGGAGGTCGAAGACATTACACACGCAGTCCAATTAGTGCGCGAGCGTATTGCGGCTCTGCGCGGCGCCATCGAGGATCAGTCCGGTGAAGAAGGCAGTAATGGAGAAGTGGGTGAAAGCCCTGCGGTCGAAGAAGTACAAGCAGGGGAAGCGGGTCCTCAAACAGAAAACTAAAGCTGGCGTCACGCGGCATTGCTGCCTGGGCGTACTGTGTGAGCTCTATCAGCAAGAACAGCGCCGCCAGAAGCTTGACGCGCTTCCTGTCAGCCGCAGGCGGGCTATTATTGGTGACGAGATTGCCCGCGGCTCGACGGTCTACAAATTTGATGACAGCGGGGCTACGCTGCCTCGGCCCGTACGGAAATGGGCCGGCATGCGCACCGACGAGGGGTTTTTTCGCGAACCCGTCCGCGCGGCAGAATCGCTCACCGACATGAACGATACTGGCTGTACGTTTACGCGTATCGCCAACGCCATTGAAGCCAAATACAAGGAGCTGTGAGCGTGAGCGCAGGGACGCATATCGACCCCCAGGCATTACGGAACGCCTGGAATAACCCCGACCTTACGCACACCGAAATTGCCCGCGGATTTGGCCTGACAACCGGGCACCTTTTACAGCCTTGCGCAGCGGTACGGGTTTCTCCCGGCCTGCGCAGCACCGGGCTTTCTCTTTGCCGACAATCCGACGCCGGAAGAGGACGCTATTTCTTGCTGCTTCGCTGGAGTATTCCCCAGCAGTTCAAGCGCGCATCAAGGAGTTAAACCTTGGCTGGCCGCGCGAAGAGTAACACATTCTATGCAAGTGAACTTTTTTAACGGCTCCAAGAATCCAGACGCGTGGGATCCAAAAGCCCAGCCTACATCGACGATTGGAAACCCGAGTCACGAGTAGTTGATTGCGCCGGCGTGCACGTAACATACGGCGCGCATTTGAAACTGTTTATGCACGACGGAGAAGTCAAAGATTTTTTCTGGAGCACGAAAGGCCTGATCGAGCTGGACGGCGTGTTCTACGGCGACTTCTCCGTTGTAGTCGAGGACCATTAAGTATGAACGACGAATTACAGAACAAACTATACGAAAATATCCGTCGCTGTTTGAGAACCGCCACAAACCCATTACGGAAAGCATGATGGGTTTCGGCATCGAGTGCGGCGACGGCTGGTACGACATTCTCTCGGCGCTGTGCTTCGGCATCGCGCAGCACGAGCGTAACGTTTTAGCCGCACGTAAAAACCTAAACGTGAGCCTGACGGGTGCCACTGAAGAGTACCAGCCAGTCAGGTTCGACCAGATCAAGGAGAAGTTTGGGGCCTGCGGATCTATCACGACGGCGGCGACGAGTATGTGCGCGGCATGATTTACATGGCTGACTCGCTGGTTACATGATCTGCGAGGCGTGTGGCGCCCGCGGCAAGGCCAATGAGAAGGGCTGGATTTCAGTCTTGTGCGCCTCTTGTAGAAATACCAACAAAACAGCGTAACGGAGAAGAAATGCGAAGTGCAGACATAGCGGCTTACTGCCGCGAAGTAGCGCAGCGAGTCAAGAACAGCGGCGAGTGGGGTGAGTTGCACGAGACGCTGTGAATCGGCCGCCGCGGAGATTGGAAAATTTGCGCGAAGCAATCCGCCGCCTCGCGGGCAGCAGACGCCACGCTGTCGGTGCAAGGCGGCAACGTGACGGTGACGATGGACGGGACGCTCATCGACGCAGAGCGTGACGGTTGAATCCCTACGCGAGGTGGTCAGGTTTGAGCAGGAGACAGGTGCGAGGATTGAGGCACGGCTTGCGCTCACCGACGCGGAGCGGGCGGCGATTGCGGATGCCATCGACGTTTTTGCGGAGAGTGCCATACACATCGACAACGCGGCAGACCGTAGACGTGCCGAAACGCTACGCAGACTACTGCGGCGGTTGAGTTGAGAACGACAAGGATCCAGGAGCGGCGAACTATGAACACTGACAACACCAACCGGGGACGCCGAGCCGTCTCCTGCATCCGCTGGTTCTCGCGTGGTGCAGACTGGACGGCCGGACGACCGCAACGGAACGCCTATTACTGTCCATGAGATGTGGATGCGGCTGTCGGTTGAGCAGCAGATGAACCTATTGGCCCGCATGAACGCTCTGCCGAAGTGGTGCCGACCGGAGCGGCACATACTGCTTCGGGCGATGGCGTGGCCTTGGGTGTTTGCGCAGCAATACAAGGTGGATCGCGGCGCATTCGGCGTCAGGCATTCGATCTATTGGGCGTGGCGGTGGGCTACGCTGTTTTGCTTTGGACTGTGAGCGAGAACGCCAGCGATCAGCGGACCGCGACCGCTGACTTACCACACCGGCAGACGGCATCGCGGGTCCGCTGCATCGCGTGGTTCCGTGCCGCACAGGCGATGGAAGGCTTGGTGGTGGTGCCGCTGTATGTACGGGCGGGCCAGTAGCCGACAAAACGCTTACGGACGCGAAAAAACTGTTACACAGAACGCACGGACGCGAAAAACTGTTACACAGAACGCTTGCTGATCAGCGGCCCGCGACCGCTGACGAACAACACCAGACGGCGGCATCGCGGGTCCGCTGCGCAAAAAGTTTTTACATGCCAGACATTGTTGACGAGTTGCGAAAACTGCCCGCAGATAAGTGTTGGCCGTGCCGAGAGGCGGCCGCCGAAATCTGAACGGCTTCGCCGGGCTGAACTAGGATCACAACGACGGGCTTACGTTAGTTGCTGTGCGGGAACTACTCGCGCGTAAAACGACGCCAGAGTTGGTGGGTACGTTGCGCGATCTAGCAATGGATTATCGGCTTGATTTAATGCCCGCAAAGTTTAGATGCGTGATGCAGGAAGCGGCCAACAGATTAGAGAAGCACGCATGATCAGCACAAAGAAGAACTGAAAAGTTTAAAAGCGCTTGTGCGCAAGTTCTTAAAAAACACACGCTGCGTGCCGTATCGTTACGTTGACTGCGATCCTATGGTGCATGACCTGATCGAGCAGATGTACGCGGCCGTCAAACCCTCACGAAAACGGAAAAAGGTATAAGCAATGACTGTTAACGCGTGGACTGTGACGACAACGCACTTTGATACGACGCGCAGCTGGGGTGCGCGCTTTGAGTGGCTGGGGCTGGGTTACGTGCTGCACATCGGCGTATCGGCTGCCCCAGCGATGCGGCTGTGCCTATTCGGCTGCGGCATTTGGTTCGGCCGTATTCCACCGAAGCCGAAGGTGCAGATGCTCACCACCAAGACGGTCGTAACTGGTGGTGATTACTCGGGTGGCGCTGGTGACGAAATGAGCGAGCAGAACCGGAGGTAATTAATGCAACTTGAAGAAGGATACAAGACAGACCGCGGTAACGGGTCTGGTACGAGCGTTGGTTATTCAATCGAAGCCCGGTCGCTTTCAAAGCCGACGTATATTTTGGGCAACATGATCGGCGAGAAATGGACGCGGCTAGAATTTCCACGCGGCGAAAAAGGCGTACCTATTCCGGGGTGCTGGGACGGGTCCGGGCAGATGAACAAACTGGGTTTATTCAGTTATCAGTCTGCACAGGCTATTCGGTGGTGGTTTATCGCGGCGGCTGAGGATGAACATGTTACCGCAGCCACGCCAATACGGATACCGATGCCGTGCCCGTGGAGTATTGAAACCCGGCTTGTTAGGCACGAGATTAAGTATCAATACACGGTTACGGCGGTCTCGGCGTGCGATTTTGTAGATAATCACTCAGCGCCGCCGAAAGAGCCAGAGCCGTCAAAAGCAAAAATTTCGCTGACAGATGAAGAAGCGGATTTGCTCACGTATTTATCGACACCGTCAGCGCATTTTCCGGACGCTCCAAAATTAGTTGAAATAACGCCTATGATGCGCACGGTAATTCGTGACTTATTAGACACGGCAGATACGGCAGATACGGCAGATACGGAACATGCGAAACGACAAGACCCTGAACAACCGGCAGAAAGCCCAGCAGCCGAATAAACGCAAGTTTTGGTGCAGCGGGTGCGATCAGAACCGCGTCGGCCAGTGGGGTAAATGCTCTGTGTGCGGCTACAAGGAATGTCCAAAGAAAAGAGAGGTGCAAAAGGTGGCTGACGGCAAAGGGTGCAAGTGTGCGGCCCTACGATCGGAGACGAGTGCGGCTGCGATGCCGACTGGACGCCGCAAGGAGGTTTATGACTTGCGTGAGTCAAATGCGCGGCTGCTGGGATTACTGGCTGATATTCGCGCCGCGGTCGGTGATCAAAAGGCGGACTTAATGCAGGACGAGTTAGTAACGCATTGCCAGAATTTGCCCAGGCCGGCGCGTTACGAGCAGCATTGTTTGCGTGAGGTCGAATGACGCCTATGCGGACAAAGACGATGTCGCCTGCAATGAAATTGCGGCAGTGTTGCACAGCCTGTTGGAGCGAATGAAATGATCGAATTTGCTGGCCACCCGATGGACCACGGCTGGATGCCACACAAACCCGAAACGTGGCCGTATAAGTTCGCGCGGCTCAAAAAGCCAGGCGAGATGTGGCACTATCGTGGTTACTCCAACGATAAAGGCGAGCCGGAGTTTGACAAGGTTTCGTGCGAAGCTGGGAGTGCGGTCAAGATCGTGATGGTTTCGCGATTAGGCGACGTCGGTATTACGGAAGATCTGAGCGCGGAGAACGGTTACGGTATGCGCGTGGACTTGTTGATTTGTACGATTTTACGGAGAAATCAGATGGTCTGCCGGTAACACCTGACGAAGATTTCAATATCGCCATCGATGGGTTTTATTGTGGTCGTGGTTTTGTTAATGACCGCGGTCGAGTTCAACCGCCAAGGAAAACCTGACAGTTCGAACTCGCCGGAAAAACCGAATAGTTCGGTTGAGGGCCCCACAAGATGATTTGGTTTTACGGAGTGACACGCATTTCAATCATGCAAATATTATCGAGCAGCAACCGAGGCCGTTTTCGTGCCTAAAAGAAATGACCGATACGCTGATTGCGCGCTGGAACGAGTGCGTCTTGCCCGGCGACACGGTTTTTCACCTTGGTGATTTTGCATTGTCGTGGGGCAAGAAACACGCCGCCGCAATTGATGAGATCTTGGCGCAGTTAAACGGGCGAAGTGGCTTATTTGCGGCAATCACGATCGCGACGAGGTAAAGCGAAATTCGCGCTGGACGCTGGTGAAGGATTATCACGAAATCCAGGTTGATCTTGGCGGAGAACACAAACAGCGAATTGTGCTTTTCATTACGCCATGCGCGTGTGGAATCAGATGCACAGAGGGTCGTGGCTTTTGCCGGTCATAGCCATGGAAGCCTGACCGACATTGGTGGTAAGTCCTTGGACGTCGATTGTGGGTGTCACGGCTTCCGGCCGATTAGCTTAGACGCAGTGACGGATTTCATGAAAAACCGCGAACCTGTTCCGTGCGACCACCACCAATGAGCGACGTCCCTGAACTCGACAAATTGCTGGAAGACCACCATATCTTCAAGCAGAACATCGCCTGGGAGCGGAATGAGCGCTGGATGATGCTGGTACTGCGCTTGGTGCTGGCGGTGTGTATGACGGGCTTCGCAATGCTCGGCTCTGGGTATATTTGGCGTCGCGCTGTTCCCGTTCGCTCAAGAGTTTTACGTTGATGCTTCCTGACCGCCGCGCAGGGACCCGTTTGTGCGCTATAAACAGATGTGACATGCTTCTCGATTTTGTCGAATATGTAAAAACTTTGTCGGTACAAACGCTGGCAGATTGATCGCGTAGGAACGCGGATTAGCAAAATCTTTACGCTGCAGTTTGTATTCGGTCTGACCAAAAACAAAGAGCTGTGGAAAGTCTCGGGTGGCTCAACGGTTTCCGCCGGCGCTGGATCTACCGACTCCGCGAATTGACCGGCAACGAACTTTGGCTGCTCACCGGCGACAAGCGTTCGCCCTATGACCCGGACTTTGACTTTGAAAAGTTCAGCGGCGCGCTCGGCGCTGTATGTTCTGCCGGCCGACGGTAGTACACTTTCATTCAAGGACGGGCGGTCTGTGAAGATTCGCCCTTGCTGGCGCACACATATCTGCCCGTTTTGCCGGGCAAATCTGACGAGCGCCCAGTATGTGCATGTCAAACAAGCTATTAATGCGCTGGTGAAACGTGATGAAAATCTTGTCGCGCGTATGTCGTGTTGTTCGTGAGTATGTACCTGCTCCGGGCTTCGATCTCCATGTGGGGCCGACTCACGCGCAAATAAAGCAGTACGAAAGCTGCGCGCCGGGTAATTAAAACACCAAAACGCGATACCGGCAACGATTGACAAAAGACGTTGCAGCGCAAAACGCTGGGGTCGCTTTGGCGGCTCGTCGTGATTCCAGATCAAGCCGGCTGGCAGGTTGAAATTCGGCAGTTCTTTGTCTGTAACAGCGGGCACGCCACCCGTGGTGAATACCCGCGGCTGCCGGATTGTGTTCTCAGAAACCGTGCGGCTGAATAACGACCGGTTTAAAATGCTGGAAGATTTTTTCAATCTGTTCGGCGCGTTCTGTCAGTATCCGGTGGAGCTGCTCTCTGGCTATGGGCGGCTTGTTGGGGCATACTTAAACGCCGCGCACGAGCAGCGGCTGGTCAGCGGCACGGGCGCATTCAAGAAAGCCGGGCGGTCGCTGATTCGCTACATGCAGGGATACATCGAACATGCCAAGGCGAAGAAAGCAGCCAAGAAAGCGAGACGGGCCATCGAAAGAACTGCCTGCACAAATCCCAGCGATCCGCAAGCGGGTTGAGGTACGTCTGCGAGTTTTTCTTCGGCGGCAATCTGGCGGGCTTCGCTGGCGTTGAGCACTGCAGTACGCATCTGTATTTTGCGCTGCGCGTGAAAGAGCCGAATCACGCCAAGCATGCTCGCCCAAATTGTCGACAAGTTAAGGTGCGCGCTGAGTGGTTGTTGACCGGCGTCGGGCCAATGCTGACTGCAGACGATGAGCCGGCGGCGTTCTCGTCGTCGGTAAGCATGCAGAGGCGTGTTCCCGCTCGTTTGACACGCGGCTGCTCGCCGGCACAAAACCGGGGCCGCCGCTTGAGCGCAAGGAAACCAAAGCGCGCGTTTCAAAACAACGCCGTCGGTGCGGCGCGTGCGCTGTACGGTTGCCGGACCACCGGCGAAACCGCCTGCTCGGTCTTAGGTGCTGGCGCTGGTGCCGCTGCGCGAAATCGACGATTTGAGTCCCGTCGACTTTGCAGCACAAAAGCTCGCCGAAGCTGGCGTAGCGGTCACCGCCGGCAGTGTCGCGCGCTTTGTTGCTGGCATTGATTCGCGGACCGCCGCTGGCACAGACCGCCAAGCGGCAGAGAGCCGGGTTTGAGGCGAGTCGCTTGGGCGCGTTGGTTGCGGCGCCGGCTCGTTATTCGCTGGGGCTGTGCATGTTCAAATGCCCACGTCACGGTGCACGCCGAAGGTGGTGAAGTGCCGAGAGCACGCTCGTCCCAGCCTACGGTGTCGAGCTTGGCGCGGCTCGGCGCTGCCACCTATCGTCGTACTATCTCGGCATTCGTCGAACAGCTCACGTACGGTTTTGGTCCCGCAAGCCGGCGGGTTGTTTATCGTTTGCGGCGAACGCCCGCCCGCGGCCTCCGTTTTGCTTTCTTAGCCGCGCTGGTCGGCTTGCGGGCGTCGTGCGCGCACGCCGCACGCGCGGCTAATCGCTATTCAAGCTTGGCGGGACACGCAGAAGAAACACAGGAGAACGTAAAGCGCGCTATGGAGGCAGATTTTGTTTCGTCAAAGTTTCGTACGCAGCGGCACCAGAGTCTTCTACGAGCGTGTGCCGCGGTTTACGAGAGGGAAAGTACCAGATGACAACAAATAAGAGTTTAGTCTCAGAACGCGTCAAAACACTCATCACAAGCATTTCTAACAGAAGGCCTCCAAAAGAAAGTGTTCGTTGATCTCTGCGGCCGCATCGAGCTGCTCCGCCGCGCGCGCCGGGCCGTGACCGCAATGCGTGACGGCGCGCTGGTGAGCCTTCTAATTCCAAGGTGGCCGACGTGCCGTGGGAGAAAGATTCAGTTTTCGTTCGCCCGGGCTGCTGGTCAACCGCGGCCGTGAGGTGATCATGCCTGGTGCGCCAAGGAACCGCTCGACGCTGACAAGATTCATCTGATCATGCTCAGAGGCGGTAGCGGTCGATATTGCGACATCCTGTGCCGGGCGCGGACGAGGCGAGCCGGAAGTCTTGGAGCGCCGTGAGTCGACCGAACTGGCGGGTCCCATACATCTGAAGGACCGCCGGCGCTTCCTGAGGCGCCGGAGGTATTTCGACCCGGCCATGCTTTGGGCGCTGTTTTCAGAGCGAATCCTGTGGACGAGAAGCTCACCGCATGCGCCGCACGGCAGCGACCGGTGCTGCCATTCGGGGCGGCACGGTGTTCGCGTCGGGGCGCCGAGGGTGTAAATCCAGAAGCCGGAAAGTTCAGTGGTGGTCCTGGAAACGGGAGAGCTGCTGCGAGCTGATGCGGGTCAGTGCGCGGCGGTGCTGGACTATGCTGACATCTCGCCGTTGCTAGCGTGCTATCTGCATGAGCTGACGATGAACCCAAGTTTAGGAAAGTTTACGAATGAAATTATTCGCGTAGACGTCGACCTTGGTCCCGTCGTTCACGCGTTTGACACAACGCGAAGCCGCTAGGATAGGCGCAACTGGGGCTACGGGCCCAGTCGGCGCGTCTGTAACGTTTCCTGTTCCTGGCACAGACATGGCCGTCGTTGTGGCGACGCCTCTGCTACTACGAATGGGCCGTATACCGTTGCCAAGCTTATGCGCGGCGACAGGAGTCTTAATGCGGCACGACTGGCCTCGCGAAAACACCCCGTTTGGGTTTTATTTATTTCCGCTTGTTGACAAGACTGTCATCTTGAGGGCTTATATCTAATGGCTGCCCAAAACTTTGATTTTGATTACCACTGACGACGAAGTGCTGGATCCGTCCCGGACGAAGTTGCGCAGCACGTAACCGTCGAGGCTTTGCTCACCATGAAGTTTGGCAAGCTCAAAGGGCGCGCGATCTATCGGGAGCTGGCGCATATCGCCAATAAGGCGGCGCTAGAGAACGGCGGCATTGCCCGAGACTCATCTTCAGCGAAGACGCGGCGACGTTGTCGATTCCATCCCAACGAGGGTCGACCCGACATCGCTGACTGATGTACGTTTTCTCTGACACCGAAACCGGCGGGCTAACTCCGGAGTTCAGCCTGCTGACGCTCTCGGCCATCGTGACCGACAGAGCTTCAACATTATTCCGACACGCGGGTTTGACCCGGGCGTGGCTACCTGCGCGTCAAGCATCCCGAGTACGTGACACACCCCAAGGCGATGGAGGTCAGCAACGTCGAGTTGGCTGACAGCGACAGCCGCCGGTTCACGGTGCCGGGAGCCGCGGGTTTTGCTGTCGTTCATCAAGAGGCGCTCGCCGATCATGGCGTCGGCTCAAATCAACCTGCCGAGCTACCTGTTTCCCGTTCGCCGCCCTTCTTGGGCGTATCTGTTGCCGGAAAACGTTGGCAGGAGTGTTACCTCTCACGCACCCGCCCTCGACCACTGCGCGTCCAGCTTCGCCTCGTGTACCACGGAAGCTGATCGAGGCGGGGTGCGATTCTTCCTGCAGCGTTGTTCTTGTCGGACGGTCTGAACTACAACGCGAAGAAAGCGCTGATTAATTTCCGACTCGATTGCCGTCGCGGTTAGGAACTTCTGTCGACAACATTAAAGCGCCCTGGATTATTGCTATTGGTGTAACAGTGTACAAAAGAAATTTTTGGTTTTCTTTGTCTGGGTTCGATCTCAGTCGGGCATTTAAAATATGCGCAGGTAAGGATGCCGGAATTAAGCGCTTGCAGGAAGCGGCTGCATTGCTGGTGCCGAAGCATGACCACAGAATATAATGGTCACGTAATCATTTCGCCAATCGTCAGGAAGTTTACAATTTAAAGTACACCTGTACGGAACGCTGAAAGTTTTGTCACATTACGTTGCTGGTGATCATGGCAAAAACAACCTAAAAAAAATAGCCGCCGTCGGCAACATGGTAACACAAAGCCTTTGCCGGCAAATTTTTGAAATCTGCGGCCCGGGACTTCGGTTTGACGCAAGCCTGCTGGTCATGCTGTTTAACAGTTAGCGAAAAACTCTTACCGGGTAAGAGTCTGGTCGTCCTCGCCATCATAAGCAAAGCGGCGGTTCGAATCTCACCCCGGCTGTTCGGAGGCTGACGATTGAGCTGCGCCGCACGGGCCCACGTCGTTAGTTCCGGAGCATATGTCCCGGTTGCGGAAAAACAATTGCATCCGCACCTACATCGCGCTGTCGCGGCGCGACTGTATGTACAGATCTGGTCATAGCTTCGATGTCATCCGGACGATGAGGCTCGACCGTTCGTTCGCGCGACGGCGGCGTATCGCTGCAGAGCTGCCGCCTGCAGAGTACGCACTGCATTACCACATGCAACCTCCACGACGGCGCATATGTTTTTCTCGCAAAACAGTGTCGTCTGGGCCGTCGCTGGACGATATCGCAGACATGTTTGCGTTCGTCGTTCTTCAAGGTCTTTACGTCTAGAAAACAAGAAGACGTGGCCCAAGAAGAAGGACGCCGGCTGGTTCAGCGGCCAACCCGAAGAGTGGCACAACGTCTTTAAGCAGATGACAGCGACCGAGACGGTGTCAGATAAAAATCAGTCGTCGATCTTCAACATGTTTCGAAATTTTTCCGCAGCTTGGAGCGCTGTTCAAGAGGATTTTCATCTTGCTCAGCCGCCCGAGGACACGTCGTTTAACGAGTGGCCGCCCGCTGGTTTCGGGAACGACTTGACGAAAAACCAGAAACCGGAGGTATGACGAGGAAGAGTACGACGAAGACGAGGAAGACTAGGAGTTCCTAAGTGAAACCGTTGTTCGTGTTCTGCGCCGACCTCCATCTTGAAGATGGGGCGTGGTCGTCGCGGCCCGGCATCTACGGCGATACCTACTACAGCTTTGAGCAAATTGTTGACTATTGTATTCAGCACAAGCTGCCGCTCATCATGGGTGGCGATATCTTAGAGAAGAAGCAAAACCTCGCGCGTCCGGTTGCGAAGCTGTCCCGCGGTCTGACGCGGTTGCAGAACGCCAACGTGAATGCCTACTACATTCAGGGCAATCACGAGTTCGACCGGCATGCGCCCTGGCTGAGCGTGCATCCCTGCCAATTCACCTGCACGACACCGGTTCAATTTGATGACGTGGCTGTGTACGGGCTCGATTGGCTGCCCAAGGGCGAGTTCGGAAGCGCTTAAAACGCTCGTCCCCGCCGACACCGACATTCTTATCACCCATCAGGTTTCGGAAAAGACTTTATGGGTGAGATTGGTCGTACCGAGTGCGACCTGACCGGCGTGCACCACGCGCAGGTTCGTGGTTGGCCGGCGAATTTTCGCGATCACTAAAACAGTGTACGGCACAAACTGCGCAGAAGGATGGGACTGTCGTTATGCTCTCTCCCGGCTCGACGGCCATGCCGGACATGTCCAAGAGGCGCCAGACAAGATTTTCTTTGCATCGATCGGGCTGGCTGACGGCGGCTGCAGTTGAGTTCCAGCCGGTCCAAATTCGAGACCCGCCGGTTTTGCCGAATTATGTTGTCAAAGACATCGAAACCCTGGACAAGCTCTGCGCCGGGCAACTGGCCAAGGAAATCCAGGCGATGTACGACCCAGAACTGCCCGAAGAGAGATCGATGAGCCCCTCATCCGGATCCGATTCGATAAACGGCTTCCGGACGGCATATTACGGCTCATGACGGCGGTATCCCATTTGGGGCATATTGCGTGTGAGGCAATAACCGAGGAAATCGGTACCCGCTCCACGAGCAAATCAGGAGAAGCTCTCGAAAAACGACCTTGCAACAGCCGTGGAAAGCGATCCTCGCTGGGCGACACTACAGATAGCCTACAAGTTGGCCGCGGCCGCTTTAAACTCTCTGACCCCGTGAAGAGTTTGATGCCACAGTTTTCTAAGTACGTGGGAGGACTAGACGATGCATACTCTTGAAACTGGAAGTCCGGAACTGGGTACACCATCGCCAACGGACGTGTGGAGTTTACACCACGCGGGCTGGTTGCGATTCTCGGAGAAGAACGGCTCCGGGAAGAGGCAGCCTCGTTTGGCGCGATTCGGTGGGCCCCTGGCGGCGAAAATCCGAAAACTTCGGCCTCAAGGCTGTGAAAACGCCGTCGCTGGTCCACGCGCCGAGGGCGAGCCACTCGTTCGTGACCGCTGCAGTTCGAGCACCAGCGGCCCGCGTTGCCGTCGTGACGCGCTACCTGCTGCCTGAAGGAACCGTCTATCCTCTCGGTCGTGCCGGCAAGGAAGCAGCCCGCGGCGACGAGGCGGTAGCGGCTGAGATTGAAAAGCTTCTGGGCGTTGACGCCAAGTTCATCAGCCGGTTTATCATCGTCGGCCAGACCGGACATCTTCTCTTTTATTGACGACAACCAGACCGACACTGACAAGTTCTTCCAGCGGCTATTCAATACAGCCAAGGCGGACAAAGTGCCAGGACGTGATTGGCGAAGTCGGCGGCCAAAAGATCGCGCTGCCCGAGATCACTGAAGTCGTCCGCGCAGCTGTTATTTGAGCAGCAGGCGGTCGAGCAAGAGTTGATCGGCGTAAAGCACCTGATTGACAAGCTCCCTCGTTTGACGATTTCCTGAAGCTGCAGAAAAGATCAGGATGTCATCAAAGCAGTGGGGGACCGCGAAAAAGCTGCGGCGGAGTTAACGCGGCTGGGCCAACAAGAGACCGAGTATTGAGAAGCGGCTGGAGTCTATCCGAACCGACGGTAACCAGCGCAGGAGACGACCTGCAAGCGCTTGTGGATGTCACCAGCGTTGGCGGAAGTCTGCTCGCTGCGCGCGGCCCGCAGCGCTGCAGTCTGGCAAAGCTACAAGAGCGTGGCTAAAAGGCCAAAGAAGAGTTCCAAGCCGCCCGAGAAGAGTTATCGAAGCGCAGCGCTTAGCCAACGTCGCCGTGTCAGCCGGTCGAGCGACCGGACTGGTCGAGCAGACGCACGCCACGCATCTGGCTGGCCTGCAGAAGCAGCTCAGGGGCTGGAAAAGTTCGTTGCGGTATTTACGGCTGAAGGCGTATGCCCGCTGCCCGACTGCATGACGCCCACGGCTGGTTTGCAGGAGCGCAAAGACGGACGCAGGTGTCCGATATCCCGGCTTTAAAGGCAGCAATTACCGGGCCGAGTCAGGATCTGGAAAGCGCCAAGCTGCCGGGCGCGGCCTACAAATCCTGGGAAAAGAAAGACCAGGAACTGGCAGCGCGGAAAAACAGCTTATCAGGAGGCCGAGGCCAAGCTGGTTGCCGTCGCCCCGCCCGAGAAAAGCGAAGACGAGCCTGCGTAAGACGGTGAACGAGTACGCAGAGTTCCCGGCGCGTCAGCAGGCAGAGATCAGGCCCATGGTGAAGCTGCCCGTACAAGAGAAGCAGGCCAAAGTTAGGCGGCCAGCTGGAGACTACCCGGACGCAGCGTGCCCGGTTGAAGGAGCAGATGCTGACGCTCGCGCGTCACGCAGGCCGACCTTATCG